GTTATTGTAATGACGGGATTTTCTGCATAGTCAAATCCACTATCTGTAATCTCAATTCTTTCTAATTTTCCTTCTACTTCACAATACGCAGAAACACCAGATCCAACAACATCACTTACCTGTAATACTGGTGGATTGATTACATCATAGTTGGATCCACCAGAGGTAACATCAATTTCTTCTATTGGCCCATAATATACAACATCATTGGATTTATAATTTAGAATCTCAACTCCGTTAATGAGAATACCAGTAAGTCCTGGAGTAGTTTCATGATCTTCCTCATCATTAACTGCATCGGAAATTTTTCTAATTAGTTTCTGAGGTTCTAGGTTTTGATAAGCAAAAGAAGTGTACTCTAAAACATTATTTGATACTGTTCCGGAAATAGATACATATTTTTCATTGTAAATATTTGATCTACTTCTAGAAAGTTTTATAGTATTTTCATCAACAACTTTTACAAAATAAATCCCTTCGGAAATATTTAAAGTGTTTGTAGAACTTACAGGTCTATAAGTTACAGAATCTCCTGTATAAAGTCCATGATTATTAATTGTTATCTCCTCACCACTAAAAGTTCCGGAGAAAATAACTGATCTATTGTTGATATTAAGTGGTTGATCGAGATAGTTTGGTATTGATGGAGATGCAACATAAAGAGAAGTTCCATCAGCATACACATTTTGAACGTTGGTTGTATAGATGCTGAGATCTGGATAGTTATTTGAATTTACTCTAGACAGTACTTTTTGAATAGTATACTTTCTTTGAGTGTCTAACTGACCTTGACCTCTAATTGTAAAATTATTTTGATTTGAAATAGAAATAATATCAGTTGTTCTTTCTGTTCCATCAGTGAAGATAATCTTTGCAGAATCTCCAATTACAAAATTGTGATCATCATAAGTTGTTACATTATATGCAAAGTTTGAACTATTTTGAAGTGTTATTGATTTAACTTCATAAGAAGTTGCAATATTATAGTACCAGTTATTTGCGATGTAAGAAGTTAAACCAATACCTAAAGTTTTAGTTGTTATCTTATCACCAGGTTCGTAATAAAAGGTATTTGGATATAAATCCAAATCAGAAAGAACACCAGTGACTCTTACTTTAACAACATTCGATGTGCTTAGTCCAGAATATCCATAAGCATAAGAATCAATTCTTAAATCCTGAGTAGAATCAATTGAGCGATCAATTCCAGAGCATCCAAAAAATTGATTTAAAGTTTTTGACTCATATGTAATAGTCGATGAAGTTCCGTCAGTATAATCTGCAATTAAAGTTCCTGAATTTGGAAATCCAGCAGTAGAATCTACATCAAGTGTTGTTGATCCAGTGGAAACTGATGTAATAAGTTTTGTCTGTGGATGTATTGAAAATTTACCAAAAACAGATCCCTCTACAGATATATCCTTGTCAAAATCATAATCTAAACTTATAACATAGTAATCTTTATTACCTCTTACTATTTTTTGAACATCGTTTATAGATCCACTTGCACCAGGAAATATATCTGTTTGATCTTGGAATAAAGTTCTATTGATAAGATCTTCAGGATTTCCTTCTAAAGACTCCACTACTAAGTCTCTAGATACTCTATACTTTGCATCAGAAGGGATGAATAGGTAATCTCTTGGTTTGATTACTTCAACATCTTCACCATAAAGTGCTCTGAACAAGATTTCGAATGATTGATCTGTTCCTTTTGAAGAATAGAAATCTTTAGATTGTTTAATAAAAAGATTTTGGTCAATTCCAGAATATAATGATCTATCTTCAAATCCTGGAATTACTTGTTTTTTTACTTTATTTAAAAATTCTTTTAAGAAAAGAACACTTAAGTTATTGACTGTAGATCCTGATGAATGTGTAGAAATGTCAGATTGAGAAAATACAAGTTCATCTGGCGTGTTTAATCCCCTGTAAGAAGTAATTCCACTAAATCCCCTTACACATCCAGTAAATGAATTTGTGGTGATGCCAGTGTATGTAATGATTTCAGAATCAATCTGAATCAGTCCATAAGATTGTGGGAATCCATATGTAGATGTTACTGTGATAGTTTCATCTACAAAATCAACATCACTAGAAATCGTGGTAGAATCAGTTAAATTAGTTAAACTATCAACTTTTATATACTGATCAATATTTTGTAGAATATCTAAAGTAGATCCTTGACCTTCTAAAGAAAGATAGTATTGAGATAAGAACTCTCCAGCTAAGGGGAATTCTTCTTTTACAAACCCTGGAAGTTGGTTTGCAACGATTGAAATAATTTTGATTCGTGTATCTACCATTTCTTACAGTCTTACTAGGTTCCCGTTTGTGTAACTTGAAGTAGTCATATATGTAGTTCCTGATGGATCTGCTCCAGAGGAAACATCATCCGATAACATATTTAATGTACTCTTATTAATATCTAGTTGTAAATATAAATCCTGTAATCCAATGATGTCATTAGACTTTGGAACCACTGCAATTTCAATGATTGATTGTCCTTGGACATTTTTTGATGTAGAAATAAAGTTTACTGAGTTGAGTAAAATTTCACCCTTTTCATAATCAATAGTTCCTACAGATCTTCTTACTATTGCTGGTTGAGTTGGAGAGTCTAACTTAAAGAAAAATATCTCTCCAGTTTTTTCATCTTGATTTGGTATATCTGACATGTATAAAGTATCAGCAATACCAGAAACTTTAAATCCTGATGACTTTATATTGTATCCATTTATGTTTTTAATGTGAAACTCGTTACCAAAACAAATTTCATAGTTTGCAAATTGATTAAGACTTGCTCTCAAGTCTCTTCTCATTTGAATTTTTGTAATGTTTGAGGTCACAGACTCATGGCTATTATCAATAATTGCTTGATATTTACTATACTTAAATCTTGCACCATATTTGTTTAACTCTATGGAATTTGCGTATTCATTAATATTATTTGATACAATGGTTTTTACAAAATCCGCACTAGGAGCAAGGTTGGTGTTGTAATATACTGTTGAATCGAATTCAATATACAAATACTTTAAGTCCAAAATTTCTGGTACAATTCCAGCAACACTATATCTTCTTAACTTATTTTTTAAATTATCTTTTATTGAGTTGGGAACAAATGGTCCATAAAATGGTTTTATTGTGATAAAAACTTTTCCATATTGTGGCGGTGTCAAATCTTCTCCACCAAATACTGAAACTGATTGAGTTTCTGGATAAATTTTTGGAATCAATGCCTCATAATCGGATGCAGTTACTGCTCTATTGTATGAAGAATAGATTCTGGGTGCATAGTTTTTGATAGAATCAATTGACTCAATCTCTTTACCACCTTGTGATGAAGTATTTGTGGTAATAAGTGATAATCCAGAAGTAACTAAGTTGTTATTATTATCAACTATTCTTCCATTAAAAGTAAATGAAGAAATTCCATTTCCAAGTTCTCCATTGGTAGAAATGTAAGAGGTTTCAATAAAATTTTGAGATTGTAGTTTTTCACCAAATATACCATCACCAAAAATTAACTCATATCTTTGATCTTCTATTTCTTGAATGAAGAAAACTCTTGATGTTGAAATAACTTCAAACAAACTATCAGATAAAATGAATTTTCTTGAAGAGGTGCTAGATTGAGTATCTCTTACGGTTACTGAAATTGTGGAGGTATCTATATTTGCATTTTCTAAAATATATCTTTGTGGTGGTGCTGGATTTTCCGCCTGAACTGTAAAGTTTGATGTTAAAAAAGTTCCCTCATAAACTTCTACATTATCGAATGATGCAATCCCGTTAACAACCGGTGTCGTTACATCTTGTGGTATTGCAAAAGTATAACTTTCAGCACCAAAAGATGAAGATGATGTACAAACTGTTCCCTTTTTAATCGTTAATGTAATTGGATTTGTTGAAAATCCCGTAGTGTCTACGAAAAATGATATAATAGCTCTAGATGCAGTTCTTGATCTTGGAACGTAACCAATATTTCTTGCTAAAGAAACTACATTTTCTCTTAATGTAGCACTATCAATAAAGACCTCATTACTAACCATGTTAGCATTGTATGAGGAAATATATGTGTTATATGCAAGAACATCAATTAACGTTGAAAGATTGGATCCTTCAAAGTCGTAATCAGTAAAATTAGAATTCGATCTGAGATAATCTCTAATCGAAATTTTTATCTGATCGAAATCCAGGTTGGTGAAATTTACTAATGCCATTATCGTGTTGGCTGTAATGCGAATGATAACTGTTGTGGAAGAACATCAATTCCAATAATATAGTAATTAACAGTCACGTTAAAGTTGTTATTGTCATAGTCAGGATCGACAATTACATCAATCAAATCAACTCTAGGTTCATAATTATTGATTGTACTCTCAATTTCGTCTTTAATCACTGATGCAGATACCTCATCAATGTTCTCAAACAAAGAACGACTTACTTTAGACCCTAAATTTTCATTAAAAAATCTTTCACCAGGGTAAGTAAGAACCAAATTGCGAATAGAACGAGCAATTGCATTCTCATTTTTGAGAGCAATTAGATCATAATTGATTGGATTGACCTGAAAAGACATGCTCAGGTCTTTAAAATATTTACTTAGCCGTTCTACAGGCATAAAAATGAATAAATCTATCTTATTTATTCGGGTTTTTGGAATTCATAAAGAGGTTCAGTTCCATACTCCCAGTCATCATAATCCTCATCATTGCGAATTCTTGAATGAAGTTCGTTTTGTTGAGCAAAATCGTGTTTTTTAGGTGTCATATCATCATTTGCAATTTCACGAAGCATTTTTTTCTGAGGATTGACTCCATAATCAGTAATTAAATGGGTTGTACCCCACATTTCGTGCATATAATCAGTATTCCTGTCCGGATTCGGGTTGTTTGCCATCTGTTTTCTCCTCTTTTAAGGGTTGAACAGAACTTTTTACGGGGTTGCTATCCCGTTCTTTAGCAGTTTTCCAGAAATATTCGTCCTCTCTACCCATTCCAA